GCAGATTTTGGCCGCGATCTAAAACGTCATGGGCGACTCACCAGTTTTCAACACGATCAAGAACGTTGCCGGCTACGGCGTCGGCACGCTCGCGGCGCTCACGACGATTAAGTCCGGCGGCCTCGGCAATTACTTAATGAATCGGCAACGCATGTTAGCCGACCCGGGATTCCGCGCGACGCTCGAGGGCTCGCCGTTTGCGGCCGGCATGTTTGGCGTCTCAGGGACCACGGGCGCCGCGCCGGCGCTCGCGCTCCCGCAAGCCGCTGGCGGCGGCGCCGTCGCCCAACCGAGCGACTTTGTCGGCCCGCCGGCGCCCGGGCAACAAGTCGCCGCCCCCGCACCCGCGGCCCCCGGCCAGCTCCCGGCACCGACGGCGATGAACGTGCCGGGGTACGAGCCCGGCACGCCGCGCGTGTGGCATCCGCTTTTCTCGCCATACGCGCCGAAAGCCGCGCTCGAGCAACAAGGGTATGCGACGCTCGAGCAACTCGCCGCCGGCGGCGACGATCTCCAACGCGGCCTCGCGAAAACGGCCGCGGGCATTATGCCGACCATGTCGGAAACCAATGCCGTGCTTGGGCGCGCCTCGCAGATTCAAGCCGCCGCCGGCCCCGGCTCGACGGTCGTAACGGAATTCCCGGGCATGAAAGTGCAGCAAGGGAGCCCGTATAACTTAACGGCCGTCACAAGCGACGAATACCGCACATACGGCGAGGCCGCGGCGGCGTCGGCGCAGCGCTATGGGGGCGCGGGGAGCGTCGAGCAAACCAACCGGGGAACCTTCAAACCCGTTCCGCCGCCGAGCGCCGAGGCGCTCCGCCCGGCGCAAGCGCCGCCGCCCGTACAAGCCGGGCCGCCCGCGGGAGCGCCCCCTCGGGCGCCCGCGCCCGCACGCGCCGGCGGCGGCGTGCCCGTGCAACCAGTCGCCCCCGCACCCCCGCCAACGCCGCCCACGCAACCGCCGGCCCCGCCAGCGCCCCCGACACGACCGGCGGCGCCCGCACCGCCCGCGGCTCTCCCCCCGCCGCCACCTCCGCCGCCCGCGCCCTCGGCACCGCCCGCAGGCATTGCGGCCCCGACGCCGCCGCCACCGCCCCCGCGACCACAAGCGACCGTGCCAATTCCATACGACCCCAACGCGCTCGCGCCGTCGGTCCGCGTCGCCCCCGGGAGCGGCATGCGCACGGGCTATGCGCCGCCCGCGCCCGCCGAGGTTACGGCGCCGCAAGGGCCGACCGAGGCCGGGCCGGCGCCCGCGCCGCAACCAGCATTCCGCCCGCTCCCCAACCTCCGCCCCGCACCGTCGACGGGGATTGTCACGCCGCCCGTTGTGTCGCCGCCGCCGCCGACGGGTTACAAAACAACGCCCGTCGAGCCCGAAACCGGCACGGCGGGCGGCGCCGCGCTCGATACAATTAGCGTGACTGACAAGAGCGGGAGAACGATCACCTACCACACGGCGCCGTTTCCGCAGACCGCGGAGGGCGCGAATATGGTCTTAGCGGGGATTCCGGGCGATTTCCGGTTGAGCACGCCAGCAGAAATTGACCAATGGAAGCAAAACGAGGACGCCGATTTCGCGCGGAAAGAAGTTACGCGGACCGATATTCAACGCCTCCGCGGTCAAACCCCCGCCGAAAAACAGGCAGTTGTCGACATGCTGCGCGGCTATCGCAACGCGTTACAGACACTTTATACCGATTTCCCGACCGCGGCCGACCGCGATAAATATGTCGGATGGATTGCGCGACCGCTCTCGGAGCTCAAGAGCCTCCGTGAGGCCGATCCCATGTTTGAAAAATTCCTCGTCGACTTGGGGCCCTTCCAATATCATAATTGGAAGGACGAGACGGGCGCCCTAAACGGCCAAGAGCAATTTATCCTCGGCGACCAACTGCCGACGGGTCACGAGCGCAACGCCGTCGGGTTCGAGGAGCGCTTAGGAAAATTCCGCGACCGCATTGACATGAAACTTGCGCAACACGTTGCCATGCTGACCATGGCGCCGAATGAGATAACAACCGATTGGATTAACGAGAGTGATAGGATTTTTACCACGTGGCTTGCTGACCAGCGCAAGGCGACGCAAGGGGGCGCCCCGCCGCCCGAGACGCCGCCCGCAACCGTAGTCGTGCCGCCGCCGCCGACCACGACGCTCCCGCCACCCGCCCCCGGCGGCCCCGCCGGACCGACAGGCGGCGCCGCGGGCCCCGCCGCGAACGCGGCCCCGCCGCCCTTTAACGTGATCGGGCAATGGGTCGAGTAGCATGGCCGCCGACGCCCCCGAGACGCCCGCACCGCCCGCCCCGACTGGGGGCGGTGGCGTCGACCTCTATTCCCCATTCTTTCGCAAACTCGAGGCCGACCGCGGCTTACCGCCGGGCGTGCTCTCGGCGATGGCGGAAAAAGAAAGCGGCGGCAATGCGCTCAAGCGCGCGACCGATCCGAAATCGTCGGCGAGCGGGCTCTTTCAGATTACGAATGCCACGGCGCGTGACTGGGGGCTCTCGCCCGAGGACCGCTTTGACGCCGTCAAATCCGCCACCGCCGCCGCCGACATCCTCGCGCGGCGGGCCGATAAGGTCGGCCCGGAGCGTGCGGTCGGCATGCACTACGGCGGCCCGGGGACCCCATGGGAGACGCCCGTCGGCTCGAGCGGCCTCTCGCCGGCGAGCTATTCCGCCGACGTGTTTGCGCGTGCCCGGAAATACGCCCCGGCCGCGGGCGAGGTCGGATTTGCGCCGCCCGGCTTTACCGACCAAGGCACGGCGCCGCCGCCACCCGACCACTACGATACGCGCTACCAAATGCGCGCGCCCGACGGGTCGGTCTCGACGCAGGTTATCCGGACCGACCGGCCTATCAGCACGCAAGAGCTCGCGAATCATGTTGCCGGGCAAGGCGGGACGTTTGTGGGTTTTCCCGAGGCGCCCCCGCCGCCTCCCGAGGAGTCGGCGCAACCGACGCTCGGCGAGCGGGCGCAGCACGTCTTCCTGCCGCACCGCTCCCTGATTAGCCAAGCGCCGAGCATTGGGGGCGCCGCCGTTGGGGGCGGCGTCGGCGGCGCCGTGGGCGCTCTCGGGGGCCCGCTCGCACCCTTCACCATTCCGGCCGGGCGCATTATCGGCGCCGGCCTCGGCGGCGCGGGCGGCGAGGCGCTTGAGATTGGCGGCGAGAAACTTTTCGGCCTCGAGCCCGCCGAGCCGGGGAGCGCATGGCAACGCATCGCAAACGCCGGGATACGCTCGGGGAGTTTTGAGGGCGTCACGGCGCCGGTGCAATACATTGCCCGGGGTATCGCCAGCGCGGCGCGGCCGATTACCGAGGCCGCGCGCGATCTCTCGGGCGTGCTCGCGCAAGACTTGCCGGCGGCGACGAAGGTCGTGCAAGCCGCCGACGGCAGGTTTTGGAATATCAATCGGCTACTGAACGACCCCGCGCAGCTCGAGACATTCGCCGGCGCCCCGGGCTCGCAAGACACGCTCTTGCGTGCATGGTGGCAACGCGTGGCGAATCTCCCGGGCGACCAGATTAAGGCCGCGTGGGAAACACTGAAAGGCACGCAACAGCTCGGGCTCGCGGGCGGCCAGCGCGACGCGATGCAAACCGTCGTCGATACGGTCGCGAGCGGCGCGCCACACCCGGGCCTCAAGGCCACGGTGGCGTCCCTCGCGGGCGGGGGGGCGGGATTGGCGACCGGGCACCCCGGCCTCGCCGCCGCCGCGGCGATTCCCGCCGCCGAGCAAACCGCCAGTGCGGCCGTGCCGTGGCTCGCGGCGCCCTTTCTCAAGTCGGCGGGCGGCTCGCAAGTGTTGGCGTCGCTCCCGCGGATTGGCGAGTATGTCGCCCCGTCGCTCTCGCTCCCGGCTATCGGCGAGGTCCCCGTGCCCTATGTCTCCGCCGCCGGGCAAACCCTCTGGTCGCAACCCTGGTCGGAGCAAGCGCCGGCCGCAAACTTCTAACGGCGGCGGGGAAAATTCGGGAGGCGGCCCTTGCCGTCGCCGTACGCGAGCACGGCGCCGTAGAGGAGCCCGAAACCGGCAAAGGCGACGGCAACCGCGGTGAGCGGCCCCGCCCAAAACGCGACGAGTGCGAGGCCGGCGAGCCCGAGGAGGACGCCCGCCATGGCAAGCAGGGTCAAGACAATGGCAACCGCGGTGCGCATACCCTCTAGACGCTACCTGTAACGCTAACGGGTCGGCAAGCGCCGGCCCCGCTCACGCCACCACGCCCGGAGCCCGGCGACGACCATGGCGAGGAGGGTGCCGAGCACGGTGGCGACGGTGATGGCGGCATACAGCACGACGAGGACCGCCGCGCCGACGACGGCGGCGAGCACCGCCCAGTACACAACCCCGCCCATCGGCTACCGAGGCGTGCCTTGTCGAATGCGCCATGCCGTCACCCGGCACCGCGGGCCGCAGTAACGCGCCGTCGAGCGCTCGGGCTTGAACGCGCGGCGACAGTGCGCGCAAAGTTTTGTCGTACCCTGTAACGGATCCGGTGCCCGCTGTACGCTACGCGCGGCGGGGGGAGCCTCCTCACTCATGCCGCCCCCCGCGTACGCTTTGTAGCCGTAACTGGGGCCCTTCCCGGGCCACTCTCGTTGGCATTCGTGCCGCGGCACCGCCGCAAATAGACCGCGAGGGCGTCGGCAACCCATTCGCGCACCGTGACCTCGTCGGCGAGCGCCGCGAGTTTGACGGCGCGATGCAAGCCGCGCGGAATCCGGGTCGCGAGCTGTACCAGGCTACGGTCGAATTGCACTCGAGCCATGGGCGGATCCTTCCGTGTGGGTCGCCGCGATGTAGGCGGCGAGCAAGAGCGCCTCGGCGGCGCCCTCCTCGGCGGCGGCAACGGCCCCGAGCGACGGGAAGCGTTCTTGTGCCCGGAGTCGGGACGCCCGCTTGTCGGCGCCGATAAGTCCGGCGTGTCGTTTCCACCGCAGCGGGGCAACGATCCGGTACGGCACGCGGGCCGAGACGACGAGCCCGAGCCACAAGCCAAAGCCGACGCCCGTACGATAGCTCGAGGCGACCCCTTGCCCGGGTCGGGCCCCTTGCGCCTCGAGGGCGACGGCGACCGCATGTATCGGCACGGGCCGGCCGTCGATGGCGTGGGCGAGGAGCTCGCGCATGGCCGCCGGGTCGTAGTCGAAGCGTCGTTTGCGGTTACGCAGGACGTCGACCCGCGGCGTGCGGTGGAGCTCGGCGGCGAAGGGCACGCCGTGCTCGTCGAGGTCTAAGACCGCGAGGCCGCCCAAGGCGCCCGGGTCGATGCCGATAACCCGCCTCATGGGCGGCCGTAGCGCGGGCAGATGAGCGCATGGCGCCACCAGCGCCCGCACCGCCAGCAATAGAGCCCGAGGAGCACGGCGACCCTCCGCCACCGCGGCGGGCGGCGGAGCTCGACGAGCACAACCGGCCTCGAGCCATTGACGCGCGCAAGATTCATGCGTCGTCGCTCCATTCCCGGGGCGTGTCGCGGCCCCGTTTCGCCCGCGCCTCGGCGGCCCGGCGTTTCTCGAGCCGCGCTTTCTCGAGGCGCCACCAGGCGAGAAACCGTGCGCACCGCCGCCAGCGCAGCACGGCGCCCCCGTCCTCGAGGTACGTATGCGCCTCGTAGCCGTCGCACCCGTCGCGCGCCTCGCGCCCGGGCCCGTCGGCATAGCGGCACCGCCCGACGGCGCATGCCGCCATCATCGCGCCGACCCGCGCTTGCACATGCGCCGGCGCCATCGGGCCCGAGGGCGTCATGGCCGCCGCCCGCGGAGCTCGAGGCTACGGCGGCACCATTGCCGAAACGTCGCCGACCAATCCGCCCGCGGCTCGCCCGTCGCCCGGTACTGGTCTTTCATGGCGGCGAGCTCTTGCGCCGGGTCGAGGCCGCCGGCCTCGGCGAAGCGGCGGAGCTCGGGCGACAAGGTAAAATCGTCGGGCACGCGGCACCGCGGCTTGCGGCGGGGCTCGAGCGGCACGCGGCGCGGAAAGAGCTCGAGTGTGCCGTGCTCGAAATTGGCACGCCCCGTGCTCTTCGGATCTACCAGAGGATCCGGAAAAGGATCCGGAAACGTAAATCCTATGGGCGAGGTCGTAAAGGGGGGATCCTTAAGGGGGGGAACCCGGTTCGCGTGTCCATTGGCCCCTGTGGATAGTGTGAATAACTCGCGCGCGAGTTCCATGCCGAGCTGCACCCCGGCGAGAAACGCCGTGCGCAAGTCTTGCGTGGAATCCGAGCGCCCGAGGTACGCCTCGAGCGCGTCGAGCACGCGCCGCCCCTCCCGCTCCCCCATCGCCGCGCCCTCCTCCCGATACGGGTCGCCAGTGACCCGTTGTTAGCCGATTCCTGCAACCACGCTGCAACCACGAGGGCGGCGAGCGGGGCCGGGCGGCGCCGGCCCGCGTCGGGCGCCGGTCGCGTGGCGTGAGACTTTCCGCCAACTTAGCGACCCGTACCCGACGGGCCGCCCGTAGCGGTCGGGGCCCGGACTGACTCTTAATCAGCGGGTCGCAGGTTCGATCCCTGCGCGGCCCACTAATAAAATCACGGGCTTGCGTCATGCCCGACCCCGCCGACGGCCGGTTTTACCGTTTCCTGCAACCACGCTGCAACCATGAGCATCGACCGAGCGCGTTTCGGTTACTGTCACACGCAGCTCCGTGCCGCTCGAGAAGCGGAGCGCTACCTCGGGCCGATAGTTTCCCTCGCCATCGAGGACCGGCCTCGCCGTAATACCGTGCTCCTCGAGCGCTCCCCAAATCATGCCCGCCACGAGCGCCTCGGCGGTGGTCATGCCCGCCCCCGTCGGCCCTTGGTTGCAGGGTTGGTTGCAAGGGGCGTGCTCGTGCGGTGCGCCTCGGCGAGCCGCTCGAGGCTCACGCCGAGCCGCGTCGCGCGGGCCGTGTGCTTGTGGCACGAGCAACACATGCCGCCCTCGCCACGTTTCCGACAACGGCAATTCGCGCCGCAAATTGGGCAAGCCACTATGCCCTCCCCCGCCGGCCGTCGAGTTTTCCATTTTCGTCACGTTGACACGGCGCCGCGTCGAGCACGTCGACGCCGGCCCGGTCCTCGAGTGGCAACCCCGAGCCATAGAGGTCAACCGTCGTCGCAACCGAGGCGTGCCCCATCTGGCGCTGCACGTAGACGGGCGACTTGCCGGCCGCTATGAGCTGGGAGCCAAACGTGTGTCGGAGGTCGTGCGGCCCGAGGCCGCGCCCCAGCTCGGCGTGCCCGGCGAGCCGAGCGAGGGCGCGGCGCACGTTCCGATCATCCAGCATCGTCCCCGCCTCCGAGGGGAATAGCCACTGAACGACCGGTGCCCCGTCCTCGAGGCGCACGACCTTGACGAGCCCGGTAATGTGGGCGTCGAGGATGGCGGCGAGCTGCGGCGAGACGTCGACCGTGCGCGCCCCGTGTTTCGGTTCCTCCTCCCGCCGATGCTTGGCGTTCCATGCCCGCTCGACCCGGAGCGTGCGCGCCGTCGCGTTGTAGTCAGTGAGGCGCAGCATGATTGCCTCGCCGATCCGCAACCCCGCCCGGGCAAGCAAGAGCACGAGCGGATACCATGCGGCCTCGAGGACCCGGCAATACTCAAGCACCCGGTGCGTTTGCTCCCGGTCTAGGGCCCGCTTGGCGATGGCCGCCCGCCGGGCAGTCTTGGTCGGGTGTAGGTGCAAGACCTTGCCGAGCCGGGCCGCCGGATTGTCGGCACGTAAACCGTCCTCAATCGCCGCGTTGAGCATGGCGCGCAATGCCGCATAAATCGCATAAATTGAGCCGGTCGCGAGTGGCGCCCCTGCAATCCCCTGCTTGCGGCATTGCACGAGAAAGGCGCGCACCTCGGGCCGCGTGAGCTCGGCGACCGGCCGCGCCCCGAGCCGCGGCCGAATGTAGAGCGCGAATTGCGCCGCGTAGGACGCGTGCGACCGTGCCTTAACGCTCGCCTCGACGGCGGCGAGCCAGTGCGTCCCGTATGCGGCGATCGTGCTCGAGGGGTCGACCAACGGGATAAGGCCGCGGGCGGCCCGGAGCCGGCGCCCGTGTGTCTCGAGCCATGCCGTCGCCTCGCGGTGTGTCCGAAACGCCGGGTATTTCTGGCGGCCATCGGCGTCGCGGTACTTGACGTAAAATGGCAAGGCGCGCGGCCCTGCCCACTTGCTAACCTTCATGCGCCGCCGCCTTTCGGCCGCGGGTCGCCTTGCGGGTCGGCCCATGCGCCTTGATTAGGAGCCCAAGGCTCGCCGCGGCGAGGGGCGTGACGGCGCGCGCGCCTTGCTCCCAGCGCGCAATTGTCGTCGTCGTCACGTTGAGCGCCTCGGCGAGCTCGCGTTGCGTCCACCCGAGCCGGCGGCGCAATTCCTTGACGTGTAAGGGTGTCATGCGGGATACTGTACCGTTGGTCTATACCGGGCGCAAGGTCGCCGCGGCGAAACTTGAGCCGACCCCCGCGGCACCGCGGGAGCGGCACGAGCTCGCCGCGGGCGACCCGCGCATACACGCCGTCGAGTGACATGCGCAGCAAGTCGGCGGCCTCCTCGGCGGTAAGGATCTCGTCGACGTCGACGGGCGCCGCGAGGACAACGGGCGGCGGCGGGGGCGCCGCCCGTGTCTCACCGATCCAATCGTCTCCGAGCGCGCACAAGGAAAGTAGGACCGCGCGCGGGAGCGCTCGCACGAATCCCGAGAGCTCCTCGAGCGAGAGCGCCGCGACGTCGACGGCAAGGGCGGCACCGCCGCGCATTTACCGCGCGTCTCCCCACATGTCTCGCGCGTGTCTCACTCGCCCCCGATTCCCTCGTGCGTGCGATTCGAGCCAGCGTGCCCGTACCGTGCACCGCCAACCAACCGCCACCGCACCCCGCCCGGAATCGGGCCCGCCCCCCCACGGGCGATTTATCGGGTTGACAACGTGAGGCCGCCCACTACGCCGAATATAACGCACAAGTCAAGGAAAATTTGCGGCGCGCGTGCAGAAAACTGCATGGCAGATATTTACCGCACCGCGCATTGCACACGCGTTCGCGTGGGCGGTATGCCGCAATGCACATGGCACGACCTCCGCAGCCACCGCGAAGCTACGTCACGAGGCACATTCGATTCCGCCGGGTTATCGACGCGAGCATTAAGCGTGCCGCCGTCGAGGAGCGCCGCGGATTTAACGACCTCGTGCAATTGATCGTGGAGGATTGGTTGCGCGAGCGGGCCGCCCGCCAAGTCGAGCGCGCGCTCGCCGGCGAGCCGCCCGGCCCGGCGCTACCGCCGCGGCGTCGGCGGCAACCCGGCAAGCCGCCGCGCAAGCCGTAGCTGCGCCTCGAGGGCGCCCGGGTGCACGAGGGCCGCCCATTCGAGGACGATTCGCGCGTCGGGCACGACGCCCTCGCGGCGCCAGCGCTTGAGGGTCGCCTCGCCGACGCCGAGCGCCTCGAGCACGGCCGTCGGGCCGCCGGCGGCTTGGATGGTCCTATAGACCAGATTAACGGGCGTGCGGGGCACGTTGCGCCCGTTTTTCCGGCGCCGTGGCATTGGCTAGGTCTTACCGTGTGGTAGGGGTCGAAAGCAATACGGGTCGCTCTTGACACCTATTGACGGGAGGCGTATGGTCTACGCATATGAAAACCCGAGTCACGTTCAACCAGTTGTGGCACGCGGCGATGCTGGCCGCGTCGTTGTGCGGCTATCGCGTCAAGCGATCGTATCGTGTCGGGCCGGGCGCGGCGTATTGCTGCACCAAGCCGCGCGGACATGCCGGGCCACACGGCCGAGGGGCCTAATGCGCTACGCCGCCCCGACGAGCCCCGCCGGCGCCCGCCCGCGGTACACGTGCCCGCGGCTCTTGAGCGTGCCGAGCCACGGGGCCCCCACCGCGAGCGCCGCGCACACCCGCTGGCGCACGGCCGCCGGGTCGAAGTCGAGCACCGCGCACGCCGGCCGGAATGCCAGCGGCCAGCTCTCGTCGTCGTCCATGATCCACTGCCACGCCATGGCGTACGGTTTGGTCGCGCGTGGGTAGCGGTGGAGGTCGAGCAACACGCCCATGAAGACCGCGAGGAAGAGCCGCCGCTCCCCCGAGAGCTCCCGCCGCCGCGCGCGGAATTCCTCAAACAGCGCCTCGGCGTCGGTCGCATCGGGGCCCCAGTCGGGCAAGCCGAGTTTGCGTTGCCCGCCCGAGCGGAGCGCGTCCCCTTGCCATCGGAACCCCGACACAGCAAAGAATGCCACCGCAACCGCCGGATATCACACGGCGCCCACTAAGGAAAAGCCAGCTATGGAGCCCGAAACCTTGCCCGCCGAGGCCGCCGCCGCGGCCCCCCCGACCGCGCCCGCCCTCGTGCCCGACGTCGTCGCCGAGGGGCTCGTGCTCGGCAACCCCGAGGCGCTCGCCGCGCAGCTCGAGTCGTTCTCGAAAGCGCGCGAGCTGCTTGTCGATTGGCTCTTTAATCGGCTCGTTGCCGGCATTGATTTTATGCTCATCCATCGCCGGGTCGGGCCGCGTAACGCGAAAACCGATTGCCCAAACAAGGCCGACGCGAAAGGCTCCGTGTGCCCGACGTGCGGCGGCAAAGCCACGTTATGCAAACCGGGGTCGGAAAAACTGTGCGGGTTATTGCAGCTCCGCCCGCGGTTTAAACGCGACGTCGACGCATGGGAGATGCTCGGCGGCGAGGCCGGGCTCGTCACGCTCATTTGCGAGCTCGTCACGCCGGCGGGCGTCGTCGTCGCCGAGGGCCGCGGCGCGCGCCACCGCGACCAAGACATGGGCGACGTGAATAAGTGCCTGAAAATGGCGCAGAAATCTAGCCAGACTGATGCCGTGCTGCGGTGTGCCGGATTGAGTGAGCTCTTTACGCAAGACCTCGAGGACATGCCCGGGTGGGCACGCGACGCCGTCGACGAGCCGGCGCCGTTCGAGGCGCCCCGCCGGCAAAGCGAGCCCGCGCCCGCGGCGCCCACCGACCCGCAAGGCGAGCTCGACCTTGCCGACCAGCTCCGCCGGTCGGTTGCCGAGGCCGCGGCCCGCACGGCGCCCGCCGCTCCGACGCCGGCCCGGCCGGCCCCGGCGCCCGCGGCCCCGACGCGCCCCGGCGACGAGCCGCCCCCGAGCGATGCGTTGAGCAAGCCGCGCATCGGGCGGCTTATGGCGCTCTTGCATGATGCCGTCGAGGCGCAAGGCGTGCCCGACGATAGCCACGAGGAAATTTTTAAGCGCTCGCTTGATTGGCTTTCCGGGTGGGTCGCGACCACGCAGGGGCGCGCCAAAGTCACGCATTGCAGCTACAAAGTGTACGACACGCTGTGCGCGCAAATCCCGGTCGCCGTCGAGGCCGCACTCGCCGGCGAGCGCCGCCCGGCGCCGCGCCTCGTGCGCCGCGGCTACGCGCCCCCGACCCGCCGCCCGCTCCGCTAACGTGTCAACGCTCCCGACCGGCCCCGAGCTCGCGCCGCGCGTGCTGGCATTCGACCCGGCGTCGCATACCTACCGGGTCGACGGCGCCCCCGTGCCGAGCGTGACCCAGCTCCTCGAGGATGCCGGCCTCACGCCGGACTATTCGGTCGTGCAGCCTGCCGTGCTGCAACACGCCCGCGAGCGGGGCCTACACGTGGACGCGTGTTGTGACCTCCTCGACGCCGACGACCTCGATTGGCGGAGCGTGCACCCCGAGGCGCTCCCGTACGTCGAGGCGTGGCTCGCCTTTCGCGAGCACGAGGGGTTTTCCCCGGTCGCCTCGCAAGTGCCGCTCTACCACCCGACCTACGGCTACGCGGGCACGCTCGACGTCGTCGGCCTCTTGCCGGGCAACCGGCCCGTTGTCGTCGAGCGCAAGAGCACGGCCAAAATGGCGGCGACGTATGCGCTGCAAACCGCCGGCTATGCGCTCGAGGGCATGTATTTCGCGCCCCCGGGCGGCGGTGTGCTCTCGCCCGTCCCGTGGGGCCCGCCGGCGCGCCTCGGCGTGCAGCTCCGCCGCGACGGCACGTATCAACTCGTGCCCTACGACGACCCCGAGGACCTCTCGGCATTCCTTGGCGTCGTCGCGCTCGGGCGCTGGCGCGGCGCGCGACGTGCCTTGCAACCGATCCGGCGGGCGCGGTAGCGTAACAGCGTGGCGAGCGAAACGCTCAAGCGCTTGGTCGCGATCGACCACCGCGTGGCCGCCCTCGAGGAGGGGCAAACGGCCATCCGCGCCGAGCTCGAGGGCGTCAACGCCCGTCTTGACCTCGTGGTCGAACGGCTCGACCAAAATGGTGTCGCTCTTGCGGCAAGTGGTCGTGGTACGCGCCGAGTTTGACGCCCTCGAGGATCGCGTGCGGCAGCTCGAGCGCGCCCGCTAGGGCTCGGCGGCCGCGCGGCGGAGCCGCTCTAGCGCGTCGTCCTCGAGGTTGGCGAGGACCTCGGGCGGCAAGTGTTGCGTGACCTCGAGCCCGCCGAGCGTCACGCGCACCGCGACCCAATCGGGCTCGGGTGGCGTGTCGCGGGTCGCCTCGGCGCCGCGTGCCACGTCGACGACCTCGACCATGAGCGGGAGCTCGAGCTCCACGGTATACCGCACGCCGCTCGTGCGCCGTGGGTTGCGCGTCGTGGCGCAAAACGCCCGCATCGCGACGACGAGCCGCGCGAGCTCGGCGAGCTGGACGTCGAGGGCGTCAATCGCCGACATAGCGCGCGGCCTCGAGCTCGCGCACGAGGCGCCCGAGGTACTCTGTCAAGACCGCGCGCCGCGCGAGGCTCGGGCGTTCGTCGTCCAGCCGGCGGAGGTAGGCTTGCAAGTGCCGCACGGCAAAGTCGAGCCGCTCCTCGAGCTCGCGCCGCTCCTCGTACCACTCGCCCGGGTCGTTTGCCATGATGCGCCTAATTGGCCCGCGCGATGAGGCCGTGCGCCGTGGCGTGGAATGCCATTTCGACCCGGGCATGGTCCTCGATGGCGCGCGTCCATGCCCCGGCAATCATGCCGGCGAGCCCGATGCCCTCGGGCGGTACGGCAATTAAGCAAATCTCGGCGACCGGAAAGCGCTTCAAGACCTCCTCCCACGTATCAGCCGGCGTCGTGCACACAAAGCGCCCGAGATAGAGGCGCGCGATAATGTCGTTGATTTTCGGATTGTCGCGAAAGACCGTGACCGGATACTCCCACCGCTTCTCAAGATCTTTCATCGTCGCCTTGTATTCCTCCGCGACCGCGTAGTCGACGAGCTGCATGCTGTTGCTCGGGAGGTCGACTCGCCACGCCATGGCGCCGATCATTTCGGGCGCCATCGCATGTAAGAGCTGCGCGAGCGCGCGGGCAACGTCGGTCCGATACGGCGTTAACTCGGCATGGGGTCCCGTCGCGGTGCGGCGGTCTTGCAACACGACCACCGCGACGTCAAACGCTTCGTGCGGATAGGTAAACACGAGATAGCCGAGGAGCGCCGCCGTCCCGAGCACGATCGCAATAGCCGCCCGATTCCACGTGGAAATCGACGTGAGCCACGCAACGAGCGCTTGCGCAATCGACGGCGGCGGCCCGCGGTCGCGGTGGTCATTAGCCGAGCTGGTCATGCACGAGGTCTTTAAAGAATCCCGGGCCCGCCGAGCTCACGGCCGTCAAGCGCCCGCCGCCCTCAATCGTCGGCCGCAAGGCGACCCATGTTTCAAACGCATGATCCCAAAACGCGACCTCGTCGGCGAGGACCGACGTAAACGTGTGCTGACGCGCTTGCTCCTCGCCCTCGCCGAGCGCGACGATTTCCGAGCCGTTTGGGAAGCGTAGAAACCCGATGCTGTATTCCACCTCGCACGGGGGAAAGGTCGCGGGCAGATGGTCGTGAATAAAGCGCGCGCGCCGCACGAGCTCCGCCGACCCCTCGGTTTCGGTCTTGCCGAGTTTGCGCGCCATGAATGCCACTTTCGCATTCGGTGAGAAGCGCGCGAGCCAATAATTTACGCTCACAAACAACCACGTAATCACCATGCGTCGGCTTTTCGGGACGGCGAGCAACGGGTGCTCTTGCCACCGCCGCACGAGGAGCTCGGCGTATGGTTGCGCGGGATAGCGGCGCACGCGGCCCGTCACTTCGTCACGCGTCCACACACAATCGCGCACAAACGCCCACGGGTCGCCGTCGGTACCATAGGTTGCGAGGGTCTTGCGTTGCTCGAGGAGCAAGCGCGCCGCGGCGCGCATCGCAAGTGGATGGTCGGGCCCGAGGACGCGACCCGCGCCGGCGCCCGGCGTGCTAGAGGTTGTGCTCACTTAACCATTGCGTGCGGCAGCCCTGCGTGTCGAAGATGTGGTCTGGCTTCTGTTCTTCGAGCGTCGTGCCGCCCGGCGGCGTCGGCAGATTCGGGTTTTCGTATAGGAGCGCAACGCGCACGATGTACCAACCGGCCATCGTCGTGTCGGTCTTTCCGCACTGGTCACAAGTGTAGTTAATCATCACGCAAACTCGAAAACATAAAAGGCGCCACACGACTCGGATTGATTCGCGGTGACGAAGTTCACATTGGTGCCGGCCGTGTAGATCCAGAGCGAGTAGACCTGCGTTCCGGATCGGGTCCCGTCTATCCACATGAGGCCCGTAGGACCACAGCAACCTCCAATGGCGCTTGCGGTCCCGGAATCATAACGCGAGTATTGAACGACACTGCCGGCGATGCCCCATCCCACGTAGTAGGCGGTCATTGAGTTCATGGCCCCTTGCATCCCCCAGCCTGGATTGGCAAAGATCAGATGCCAGCGTCCGGCAGTCACCGGACAGGAGACGGCACACACCTGAACCCACGCGTTGTGCGTCGTGGAGTTCCAGTTTACGGGAAGCCCCACCGACCACACACCCGAAAGTGTGAATTGGTTTCCAGGTCTAGTCGCTGACCCCGTGAAGGTGATGTTACCGGCACCATCTATCCGAAACACATCGGTCGCTGCACCGACGGCCGCATTCGGGGCACGCCGATAGAAGTGAGCGACATCGCCATTTGCGTCGAGTTGGAGATACCAGCCACTAGTCGCCGTGACCGCGCCCCACGGATTATTCGCCCATAGGCCGGCTGCGGTGTTGGTTAGATCGACGCCGCAAATGCCGCTGGAAACTGCGAGGCCATTTAGGGTGCTCTTATAGGTGCCGGGCAGCGTGAGCGTGCCCGCGTTGTCGAGCGTGAGCAAACCTGTATATGCGCCGCCGGCAGGTTGCCGCGCGATGCCAAAGCTATCGCTACTCGCGTTCAATGTTGCCTGCCATGCGACCTTGCTCGTATCGTCAATAGTGCCAGTGACGGCGTTGCGATTGAGACTCAGAGCAAGCCAGGGCGAGGTTGCGGTATTGTCGGTTTGTAGTCGAACCTTGGGAGTATTGGAGCCGAGAACGAGCGCGGAGCTCCCGGCGCCCGCGGCGCCACCTGGGACGCTCACCGTGCGTGTAACTGGATTCGGCGTGAGCGTGACGCCGCTATCCGACCACACGGCGGCGCCCGACGTGATCCAGCTCGTATCAAAGTCGGCCGCCGTGTTCTTGACCAACACTTGCCCCGGGGCCCCGCCCGGTTGCACGCCGGGGCCGGTTGCGCCCGTCGGGCCCGTCGGCCCCTGCGCGCCCGTCGCCCCCGTCGGCCCCTGCGCCCCGGTCGTGCCTTGGGGCCCTTGCGCGCCCGTGGCGCCCGTCACGCCTTGTTGCCCGGCGGCGTTTACATTCCAGCTCGCAAACGTGCCGCTCCCGGCGACGAGGTCGGATTGCAGCGCGAGCGTCGTCCCCGCGTAGCTCGAGACGACGCCCTCGAGCCATGCGGTCGACGAGTTGGCGACGCGCACACGTGCGCCGGCGCTGTAGGCAAGCCCGGCTTGCGTCGTCAGCGTGACCGGCCCCGTCGCAATCGCGAGCGAGCTCGTGCTGGTCGCTTGGTAGCCGGGCCCGGTCGCGCCGGTCGCCCCGGTCGTGCCCGTCGGCCCTTGCGGCCCCGTGGCGCCGGTCGCGCCCGGCGGCCCTTGCGGGCCCGTCGGCCCGGCCGGCCCTTGCGGCCCGGTCGTTAAGCCGCCCGTGCGCCGCGGCGGCCGAATCTGCCCGACCGGCGGCCCGGTAATCGTCGCGTTACCCATGCCCGCCTCGCATGGCGGGCCCGTGTACTCCTCGAGGCCGGGGGGCGTCTAGGTGTCGTTGTGCTCGAGGCGCTCGAGGACGCGGAGGAGCATGTGCCCGACGAGCGGCCGCACGGCGTCGCCGAGCTCCTCGAGGGCGGGCGCCATGGTGGCGCCCCGGATCCACGCCGACCGGCCGGCGTGCTCGACCTCGAGCACGACGCGCACGCGGTAACGCCGCTCGAACTCCTCGAGCGCCTCGGCGCGCGTCATGGCCGCCGGGTCGGGCAAGGCGGCCTCAACGAGCGCGTCGACGGCGTCTTGCACGGCCGGCGCGTCGGCGACGTCGACGTGCCATACATGGCACGCGCCGCAGTAGCGTTGCCGCACGTCCTCGGGATGAGAGCTCACGCGGCCGCACCGCGGGCACGTGATCGACGGCCGCGGGTCGCTCATGCGTCCTCGGCAACGTGCACGTATTGCAGCGTAAACATGGTCAAGGGCCGATTCGGCTTGCCGTCGGCCCGCATGGGGCACGCCCGCGGTACCGCCCGCGTACACTCGAGCGCTTCCCGCATGCCCGCAAAGCGCAGCGCCCGGCTCGGGTCGGTCGTAAACTCGGCGTCGCCGCCACCGGCGAATGCTTCCGGGTCGTAGCGCGCGAGGTACTCGCCGGCGGGCCCGGAACCATCCCGCGGCCGCCCGAGGCACCGCACAATCACGGCCACGGGTCGGCCTCGAGGAGCCGGCGCGCCACCGCTTCATCCGCGCGGCCTTCGAGCTCTGCGACCTGGTCTCGATGCTCACCTCCGGGCCCGACGAGTGCCGCGCCTGGCCGATCCC